TCCACCGTGCCGCCGACTTCCGCGACCGCGAGCGACCGTGGAGCGAACGGCCGCTCCGGCAGGAGCGACCGCGCGACGCGCTCACGATCGCGCTCATCGCGTGCGAGCGCGCAGCGCGTGACCGCTTCCCGACCGATCAGGACGCCGCCGCACGCTACATCGGCGACCTTATCACCGAATGGGCGAACGCGCCGTGGCCGGCGCGATGATCGCCATATTCCGCATCTGGACGTTCGACGATCCAGGCTGGCGGCGGGGGACCGCGGTCCGGGTAGGTCCGCTCGTCGCGCACCTCTGGCACGAACGCAAGAACCCGCGTCGCTTCTATCTGTATCGGCGGCCGCGTTTCCTGAACACAAATAGAGACCTGTTTCCCCGGCCATTCATCGCGCTCGAGGTGTTCGGGCGCATTGCGACATTGGAGGTGGGGCGATGAGCGACACGAGCACAAATAGAGACCTGATCCAGAACACAAATAGAGACCTGATCCAGCATCGGCACTCGGCATGACCAGCAAGGCCGAGGCGGTCGCCATCTTGAAGCGCCGGCTGATGATGCTTGAGACCCGCATCTACACGCGCGAGCAGGCGGGCCACATGTCTAGCTATGACAGAGCAGAGGCCGCAGCGATCCGCAAGCTCCTCGGGGAACTCGCCAAGTACGAAAGCCAAATGGAGACGCACGACTAGGCGTCTCATGCCGGATGAATGGCCGGGGAAAGGAGACCCATGACAGCGACGTGCAAGTGCCAGATCTGCCACCTCGACATCGTGCGCGGCGACTCAGCGAGTGGATGGGTCCACAGCGCCCGCAACTATGAACCGTGGTTCGGCTCCCGCGCCGACATGCAGCGACAGCTGAAGCTCGCGGCGTTCGCCGCAGTCAGCGCGCGCGTATCGCGCAAGATGGACGCGGACCACGCGGCAGAGCCGAAGAAGCCGGCCTGACCCACTCATGTCGTAAGGACATGGGCGCGAGCGCCGAGGCGATCGACTGCGCCGGTCTCCTCGCTCGTTTAGCCGGCCTGCCATCCTCGGCGAGCAGGTCCGCGCGATCGACCTCGTCACCGCCGGTGATCAGGTCCGCGCGCGCGGTGCTCGTCCGTACACGGCCCCCGGAGGTCGCAGATGCACCGCCATCATTCTCCTGCCTATCCAATAGGCCACGTTCACCGTGACCGCGTTGCCGAGCGCGGCGTACCGCGGCCCATCCGGGCAGGTGCAGGGGTCCGCATCGCAGAGGCAGCTCCACCCTCGGGGAAAGCCCTGTAGTGCTTCACATTCCGTGGGCGTGAGGCGGCGAACGGATGCGGCGATGGTCGGCGTCACCTCTGACGAGAGCGACTCGCGCGTGAACAGGAGCGAGCCGGTCGGCTGCGTGCCTGGCGCGTTCGCGCGGAGACTCCCTGCGTCCTCGTACTCGCGCACACCCGTCCGCGCCTCCTGGACGATCATCGGTGTCCCGCGCCCCGTGCCGTCCTCGCTCGCGTCGAAGCCCTCGGCGCGGAGGGTGTGGGCTACCAACCCTTGCGATGCGAGCGAGGCGTGGGAGTAGGCGACTTCGGGGATGTAGTCCTGCTCAACATGGTTGCGGCCAGTATTCGCCTTGAGGGTCATGCCGACTTCGGGGATGTAGGTGCCGCTGTCGGCTCGGTGAGAGGCGTTTGGCTGCGCTCGGAGAGTGTGGGCGATGAGCGTGTCCTGCGACTCCAAAAGGCTCACGCCCTTGCGGTTCCTTTCCGCGAGCGCGTAGGCGACTTCGGGGATGTAGGCACCGCTGCTGTCGAGGTCTCCGCGCCATCCGCGAGCGCCCGGAGCGCCGCCTCCAATCGTTCCGGCAACTTCCTCCCCCGACGCTCGGCCCGCCGCAGGATCCCTGCCGCCGCTCTCGGGCTCAAAGAGAACCGAGCTGGGGGGCGGGCCTCCAAAATGTCCGACAAGGAACACACGGCGCCGTCGCTGGGCGACTCCGAACCATCGCGAGTCCAGCACTCGCCACTCCACGAAATACCCTGCGTCTCCCAACTCACGGAGGACAACGGCGAAGTCTCGCCCTCCGTTAGATGAGAGAAGCCCAGGGACGTTTTCCACGAGAAGCCAGCGCGGCTGTAGCTCTCGAGCCACTCGGACGAACTCGTAGAAGAGTCCAGAGCGAGCGCCAGCGAGCCCTGCACGCCGACCGGCGACCGAGACATCCTGACATGGGAAGCCGCCGGTGAGGAGGTCGATAGCACGCTCGGCGGGTACGAACCCGTCAGCGGGACCGGCACGTCCTTCCCCGGCACCTGATCCTGACCGCTGTGCGAGTAGAACGTCAGCGCCGCCGCCACCAACGGCACCATCACCATCGGCGCTGAGTCGCCCTTCCTGCTCTGTGCTTTCAGCGGTGGGGCTATCGGCTCCGGCCTCCCCAGACCGTTCCGCGCGATCCGCGTCTCGAAGACTGTCGGCTCCGAACTCTCGGATGTCTCCGAACTGGGCGACGCCGGGGTAGCGCTTCGCTCGGACCCTGTTGCAGAAGGCGTCGATCTCGACCTGCGCGACGCAGCGCCAGCCCGCCCGGTCGAGGCCGAGACCGATGCCTTCGATGCCCGAGAACGTCGAGATGTATGTCGGCCGCTCATCCACGATCTGCTCTCACCGTGTTTTGCATGTCTAGCACACCCTTCTGCACTCGCATCTACAGCGCCATTCCGAGCTGCATCGCCGCCCGCCACTTCTCGATGCCCGCGACGTACTCGGCCTCCTTCTCGATGAGGATGCAGCGGAAACCCTCAGCGAGCGCCGCCTGCCCAGTGGTGCCCGACCCGGCGAAGGGGTCGAGCACGAGCCCACCCGGCGGCGTGACGAGGCGGCAGAGCCAGCGCATGAGGTCGACGGGTTTCACCGTCGGGTGCGTGTTGCCCTTGCCGCGATCCTGCTTGTCGGCCTTCGCGGTGTAGAAGAAGCGCGAGGCGCCGCCGGTATCGCCGTAGGTCTCGCTGACCATGTAGCCCGCGCGCGAGCGCCCCGTTACAGTCCGCACCGGTGCTTCCCGACCCGGCGAGTAAAAGGCGTGCATCTTCCCGCTCGGGTGTTCTCCGCTCTGATCGTCCAGCATCGCTGCCGCGTCCTCATCGAGGACGACGTTCGCGGGCCAGCGGCCTTCCGGTTGCGAGAACTCACCAGGCTTGCGCTTGAACTCACCGCCCTCCCAGCGTCGAATGCGACCCGCATCCGTCTCGGGTGAATACGCTCCACCGTTGAGGTTGTCAGATGTCGCAATGCGACAGCCGTCGATGTTCAGTGCGCCCGTGCCATGTCTTTCGACGTTCTGGGCTACGGTGCCGGCGAGCGGCTTGCGGGCGAGGATGATCGGCTCCCACGCTGGTTTGAGCGCCGTGCCCCAGCCCTGCCACTTGCGAGCGAGATCGGTGGCGGGAGCTGTATCCCATCGGTTATCGGTTTGCCCTCGCCCGTATACCTGCGTCGTGTCGTCCTTTGGGCGTTGCCCCATAATATGCTGCCACCTGTTGGGACCGACAACCTCTCGCTCCGCGCCCTTCGCCTTGTCAATGGCCCTACTCACGTCCAGCGACTTCGGGAAGCCCTGCCCGTACAGCCACATGAGGCAGTCGCGGATCTCGAAGCCCGCGTCCTCGATGGCAATGGTCATGCGGTGGAAGGTGCGGGTGCCGCCGAAGGCGAGCAGGTGGCCCCCCGGCTTCAGGACGCGCAGAGCTTCGCGGGCCCATGTCTCTGACCACTGCTGGAACATGGGGCCGTCCGTCGCGTGAAGTTCGACCCGAGCAGCCAGATATGGCCCCGATGAGCTTTTGTGTCCCCGACCCTTCGGCGTCATTTCGTCTGGCCGTGGGCGCGTGACCTTCCACGGCGCGTCCCAGTCCTTGCCCATGAACTCGAGGCCGTAGGGCGGGTCGGTCACGATGGCGTCCACGCTCGCCTCGGCCATGCCCGCCATTACCTCGACGCAGTCACCATGCACTATCCGCAGTGGATCGGCGGTCATTCATCCTCCCCAATTACAGCGCCATCGCCATCTGCCGGGGACGCTCGAGGCGGTCCAGCAGTTTCGTGGCCTCGCGGAGGGTAACGGGCCGCAACTTCACCTCCCCATCTCACCAATGACCGCGGCGTAGTCCGGCCTGCCCTTGAAGGTGAGCGCGGTGCGGCGCAGCTCGTCGTACACCGCCGAGCCGAGCACCCGCCGACCTCGCTCCTCAGCCTCTAGTGGCCGTTCGGTAAGCCGCTTGTGGCAGCGGAAGCACAGGCACTCGGCATTCAGCCTGACGTATCGAACGCCCAAGTAGCGCCGCGAGATGAAGTGACTACATTGCAGGTTGGTCGTTGCCCCGCATGCCTCACAGCGTCCACCCTTGCGCACCTCGAGCGAGAACAGCCGGTCGGCCTCGCGCTTGGCATGGGTGAGGCAGTAGAAGCGAACCTCGGGCTCGCGGCAATGACAGGCAGCGCCATGAGGGCCGGGACAGTCGGAGATGTTCGCACCGACCACCCCCGCCCTCTTACACCCGCGCACCATGCAGCGCGGCGAGCGGGTGCGCCGTGGCGTCTTGCGTTTGGGCCGCGGACCCACCTTCCTTTGCGTTATGCCTTGCCTCCTTCGGCCACCACGGCACGTCACGACGTTGTCCGCGTCGGCTCAGGCAGCGCCAGAACGCGTCGGTCCTCGTGATACGTCCACTCGACGCTGACTACACCATGCGTGCGCGCGTGACGCGCGAAGGCATCGAGCGCCTCGCGACGCGTGCGGTACGACCGACGAGACTCCCACCAGCACTTCTTTTTCGGACTGCGACTCAGCCAGCAGCGAGCGCGGTACGTGAGAATGAATGTTCCTGTGGGCTTCAATTTAGGCGCGCTATCCTGACTGATCGACAACGCTATCAGGTACGCCAGCGTCTTATTCAACGGTCACACCCCTGTTCTGCGGGGATCCTTTACAATCGCACGGAACACCTCGGTCACCGGGTCGGCTCAGGCAGCGCCAGAACGCGTCGGATCCCGTGATACCCAACCCACTCGACGAGGACGGCACCATGCGTGCGCGCGTGACGCGCGAAGGCATCGAGCGCCTCGCGACGCGTGCGGTACGACCGACGAGACTCCCACCAGCACTTCGTCCACGGAGTGCGGCTCGGCTGATGAGTCCAACGGGCCGCACCGGATAGGAGCGGCAGATAGGAGAAGAACATGCCGCAGCGAGCGCGGAACCTGCGAACCTCGACCACCTCTCTCGCCGCCAACGGTCACACCTTCCCTAGCCGCCGCACGATCTCCGCTAGCACGAGCGCAGATTACAAGCCTGTTGACACGTCGTCAAGTAGTCTGCTAATGTAGCCGATCATGAACAAAGATGTACGCGCGGCCCTCGAGCGTGCCTACCGCGAGCACAAGACCTACCGCGCCACCGGAGAAGCGCTTGGCGTGAGCGGAGCGCACATCCACGATCTGCTCCACAACCGCCGTGAACCCGGAGCCAAGCTGCTCCGGCGACTCGGCTTCCGCAAGGTGATCGCCCCCCTTTACGAGCGGATCTCATGAGCGCGACGGACTGCCTGACCTGTTTCCACCCTTACGCCGAGCACACCTCCTACGGCTGCGCGGCGGTCATCCAGCGCTACCGCATGGAGGACTCCTCGCCTGACGAGTGCGTCTGCACTGTGAGGGTGTGCGACGGCTGCCTCTCACCGAAGCGATGCAGCGCGTCCTGCCCATGCGCTGACTGTCTGAACGAGGCCGACGCCGGCGAGCGTGCCAAGCGCGATGCTTACTACGACGGTATCCGAGCGTGACCTGCGCCGAGTGCGGACGCTCCGTCCGCAAGCTCGAGGTCAGTGGTCGCTGGATGCACGATATTCCGTTCCCCGCTGTGGGCTTCCGCGAGGCCGTGGTCGCGGGCGGGACCGCAGCGGTCGCTGCCAAGACCGAATGGGGCCGCGAGATCGGCATGTTCATCTTGGCCACGGCACACAACGCACGTCCAAAGGAGGATGAATGAGCCTTCCTGCGCAAGCATCGTCGTCGTCGAGCGTCGCCCTTTCCCAAGAGATCCAAGACGCGCTGGTGACCGCGGTGGCCTGCATCGTGGCACCGCAGGACATGGAGGTCACGGTCGCGGCCGTTCCCGCCGAGAGCGTGCTGGCGGTGCTGTGGGCCGCCGATGAGCTGGTGCAACGCGCCAACGCGCTCAAGAAGGCCCTCGTCATCGAGGCCAGCGTGGCCTGCGAGCAGGGCGAGATCCCGGTAGGAAACCGGAGCATCACCGTAGCCGGCCGGAAGCACATCTTCAAACATGACTTCAAGAACGAGTTTGATGACGTGCCGCTACTGATGCAGGAGCTCTCCAACCTCGGTTTCCTGCCCTACACCCTCGGACGCGCCGTGAGCTACCTGCGCGTGACGAGCCTTCAGGACGCCATCCACGAGATCAGCGACCCGGATGTGCGCGAGCGCGCCTACGCTCTGCTCAAGGAGCACCGCGTCAGGAAGTTCACCGGGTGGGCGCTGGTACTCCAAGACAACCCGCACCGGAAGGCGCTGGAGCGGTGAGCGATGCCGTGGTATCGCTGGATGAGCTACTTCCGAGGCGAACACACCGATACGAAGTGGCACTTCGCCGTATCACCGCACGATGAACTCGTCAACTGTGGAGTGCGCTCACGAGCAGCGCTCGCGAGCGTCAAGGACGACCCCAAGCGATCTCGCTGCCTGCGCTGCGTATCAAGACTCGGAGGTGTGCCGGACACGGACGCCCTAGCCCGGCTCCACCGCGACTGGAAGAAGCGCCGACCGTCTCCGGCAAGTGCCCGAAAGGCGGTGCGCAGAAAGAAGAGGCAACGAGAAGTGTCATTCTCAGAAGCGATCAAGCAGGCCGAGAAGGAAGGCAAGATCGGCAGCAGCGTGTTCAAGCCGCAGGAGGGCAAGAACACCGTCCGCGTGGTGGCCGGGCCGCTGGCCCACGAGGAGGAGTACGAGGGCAAGCCGCGCTTCAAGTGGCTCGTCGCCGTGATCGACCGCAAGGACGGCTTGGTCAAGCCGTGGTTCATGCCGCTGTCGATCGCCAAGATGATCCGCGATCTCCAAGAGTCCGACGACTTCGCCTTCCAGCGCAGCGTCGATGAGCCGCTGCCCTACGACATCGTGCTCTCAGCGAAGAACGCCGGCACGCGCGATGTCGAGTACGGCGTGGTCCCGCGCAAGACCGCCCCGCTGACCAGGGAGGAGACCATCGATGTCGCCGATTTCGGCTCGCTCGCCGACTACCAGCAACGCCTGCGCGAGCGCCGCGGCGAGAAGTTCGATCCCGATGCCGTGTCCCATGACGGCGAGACCGCGGTCTGATGAGCCACCCGAACCCTTGGCGGCTGTTCGGCGCGCTCGAGCCAGAGTCAAGTGAGAGGTATGGTGTGGTTCAGAAGCTCGCCGATCACAACGAGACCCACAAGAAGCCCGCGTGAGCAAGGCCGCACCGGCCGTGGAGGGAGAGCGCGAGGACCGCGAGGCTCGCCAAAAGGAAGGCTCTCCCTCCGCGTATCTTGGACGCAGATGCCCCTTTCCCCGGCCATTCACCGACGGTCTGGGGATGCGCTGCGAGCGCCCGACGGTCGTCTGGGATGTAAGTGGCCGAGCGGCATGCGGCTACCACTCGCAGGACCTCGCTCGCAGGAAGCCATGACACGAATGGAGAAAGTATCGCCCACCGACGGCCTCTCGCTAAAGATCGTGCGCGTTGCGCGACAGATCCGCGCGTGTGATGTAGCCGACGCACTCCACGTCGCGCCTCAGCGCATCTCCGCCATTGAAGGCGCGATCCGCGTTACGCCACGGATTGCAATGCGCTACCTAGAGGCGCTGTCGCGACTCACATCCGAACGGAGAACCGCGCATCGCCGCGAGCGCAATCAGAAGCGCATGCCAGTGTCGGGGCGCAGAGCTGTCAGGCAGGCCCGACCCGCTCCCTAGCCTCTTGGGAGTGGCCATCTTCGCCTTGGCGTCCGTCTGGACGCTCCGTGGCTCTGTGGCACCCCCGCCAGCGCAGACACAGATATCTATGCCTCTGGCCGTCCCGCCCGTCCTGAGCCTCTACAGAGCCTCCCAGACCGCCTACGACCCGCCATCCGACCCGCCCATCCGGCCCCTGCCGGTCCCGCTCTCGATCGAGCAGATCGTCCGCGAGTCGGCGCGGGCCTACAGGCTCTCCGAGGAGCACCTGCTGGCGCTGGCGGTCTGCGAGAGTTCGATGCGCCCTGAGGCTGTGGGTGATGGGGGTTTGTCGGTCGGGCTGTTCCAGTTCCAAGAGGCGACGTGGCGACGCTGGGGTGAGGGCAATCGTACCGACGCGGCGGCGAGCGCCCGAGCCGCCGCCAGGAAGGCCAGCGTGGAAGGTACCTACCGAGGAGGATGGTCGATCTGTTCTGAGAAGCTCGGATTGCCCTAGCGCACACCCCCGCCTAATAGGCGGGCGGGGTGTGCGTGCGGTTCGTATACAGGGTGTGCGCACAGGTGTGCGCTCCTAGTGTCCCCTCGCCGTCAGCCACCACAGGTCGTCCTTCTTGACCACCGCGCCTCGCTTCTGGAGGTCGGCGAGGCGGGCGCGGATGAGGTTGGCCGAGGCCTCCAGCTCGACCGCCAGCGCCCCCGCTTCCTTGCCGCCGGACGCCAGCGAAGACAGAATGCGCTCGGCGGTGGAGGCCCGCCGACCGAGATCGCCGTCGGCGGCCAGGTCGAACTGCTTGAAGGCGAGGCTCACCAGCACATCTTCGCTGTCGCGCTCGAAGATCATGCGGTAGCCGATGGAAGGCTGGCGGCCGATGTTGTTCTGCTTACGGTTGACCAGGGCCACCTTCTGGCTGGCACGGTCCTCATCTGCCTTGTCCATGCTCCACGTCAGCCGAGAGAGGTTGGGCGTATAGGCTGATCCGAACGGCTTGGTCGAGTCGTTGCCGGCGGCCTTGGTGACGTGATCGACCGCCAGCCACGGGACACCCCACGAGCGGGCGGCGTTGAACGTCCTGATGGTCAGATCGGCCGACTCCGGCTCGCCGCCGCGGGCGGCTCCCAGCGAGTCCACCACGACGAGGCCGACCACGCGGCGGGCGATGATGCGACGGATCTCCGAGCTCGACTCGATCAGCGAGGCCGACTGGCGCCGGTAGTAGATGGGCGGGGCTTCGGAGATGCCCGCAGCCCAGCGGATGGCTTGGATGCGCTCCTGCACGGTGTCGGCGTCGGTCTCCCAGTCGAGGTAGAGGACGGGGCACGCCTCCGAGCGCAGGTGACCGACGACGGGTCTGCCCGATGACACCGACACCGCGATGGCCATGGCGAAGAACGACTTTCCGGTTCCGCCGTCGGCGAAGAGGATGGTCGGGCCGCCGCGCTCCACGAAGGGCTCGAGCACCCAGCGTGTCTGGAGGTCGGGCGAGTAGGAGCGCAGGTCGATCTCCGGTTCTCCGATGCGGTGGAGGTCGAGCACCCCGCGTATCAGCTGCGTGAGCATGCCGTCCCAGTCGTAAATGCCGTCGCGCGCCGCGAGGTCTCGGGCGAGGCCGCGGCGCGTCTGCGGGGCCATCAGGTTGACGCGGGCCGGCGCGAGCATCTCGCCACCGCCGTCGAGGACGGAGCGGATGCGGATCTCGGCGGTCACGCCGTCGCCCTTCTCATCAATCCGCTCGACGGTCGCCTCAAGCGCGGCGTCCTCCCACCTCACCAGATACCCGTCGGTCGTTGGTGAGACGGTGACCTTGGGCAGGAGTGGCCCGCTCACGGCACGGCCCGACGGCGGAAGCGCGGCCACGCCAGCGGCTGGAGCGGGATGTACCCGGCGGGGAACTCGAATTCGGCGGTCTCGCGCTCGATGCGACGGGCGTAGGCTTCGACGCGCTCGATGAGGCTCTTGGCGGCCTCGATCTTCTTGGCGAGTTCGCTCAGAGAGATGACGCGGCGCTCGCCGCCGAGGCTCGTCTCGATGACCTCGACGGCTTCTGCGGCGTCGCGTAGGAACGCCGCGGCCGCGCGACATTCCTCGTAGGCGGAGGGGATGGCGACGGGGAGGCCGTGCTGGTCGCGCCAGCCGCTCATGCTGCTGCCTCGTCAGCGATCAGACGCCGAGCGATCAAGGCGAACCCGATGGCGTGCTCCTCGCCTCTCGCCACTCCTCGGAGGACCTGGCGGGCCTCCTGCTCCCACTCCTCGCGCCGACGCAGCTCGTCGCGGTAGGAGCGCCCATCGATGAAGCCCACATAGAGGATGCCGACCGCCAGACCCAGAAAGAAACCGATAGCGAAGTCCATGAGCGTCACCTTCCTCAAAGCAATGCTCAGGCCAAACACCATCGGCCCGCCCGCCAAGTGCGTCCTGCCGATAGCGGTATACATCATGTGAGGGCTTCACACAAAAAGGGAAGCACTTTGTCCACCGACTTATCCACAGCGTGTCCAAGGATGTGGATAAGCGAGAGGCCCGAGCAGGGCACTCGGGCCTCTCGCGGACGTGGGGAGTGGGGATCGTCTAGGGGGTCGCGGACTTGCTGATCGGCAAGCGCTGGCCGAGGTAGTACGAGACGATGGCGACGTTGAGCGTCCAGACCTCGGCTGGCACCGTCTGACCTCGCACCAGCAGGAACAGCGTGACGCCGGTAAAAGCGAGCGTGACGGCGAGTTGGCCGGTGGCCATGACGAACGCCTGCCAGTCCTTGCTTTCCATTTTCGTCCTCCTTCCCTAGCTGACGGTGGTCGTAACCGTGTGGCCGTGCGTCCTGAGCGCGAGGGTGTCATCGACCTGCTGTTGGAGGGCGCGCTTGTACGCTTCCAGCTCGGTCTTGCTGACGTAGCCCTCAAGGAGCCTGCGGACCTCTTCCTCGGTCACCTCTATCACCTCCGCTCTGATCGACTTGAAGAACACGTCGAGTCGCGCGAGGGTCGCTTCGTCCCACTTGCCCCCGTAGATGCCGGGGTCGCAGTCCCCGAAGCCGCCGTAGGTGAGATACGAGAACGCATCGGCGAAGTGCTCGCTGGGGGCGTACTTGTGCTGGCGGTTGGCGAGGTAGAAGCCATACGCTTCGTCCCACGTCACGGCGAAGCCCGCCTCCCGCCAGAAAGGCATGAGCACGGTGTCGTCCAGACGGATGTTGATGGGGTCGCCGCCGGCGAGGGCGTGGATGGCGTGGCCGAGCTCGTGAGCCACGACCCACTCGGGAATGAGCCAGTGAACGTCGAAGGTGTAGTGCGGACAGCCGTCCTTGATGTAGCGCCAGGTGGCGAACGGGTAGTCGTTCGGCGCGTCCGGCTCCCACGTCCAGCACTCGGGCACGATCTCGAAGCGCGGCGAGAGCGTCTGATGGACCGCGGCGATGCGCTCGGCGGTCGTGGTCACATTGTCCCCCGCTGGACGGCGGTGATGAATCCGAGCGCGAGCAGGCCGAGGATGACCGTGGCCGTGACCGTCGCGACCTGCGAAGCGATGGAGAACACGAGCCGTTCGCCCCAGTTCTTCTCCGCAGCGATGTGCCGATCGAGCATCACCGCGAGCGTCGCGTTCGCTTCGGTGTTCGCGGTCATGAGTTTGCCGAGATCGGCCACGACCCACAGCAGACCCTCCGTCGGGTCGCCGTTGCCCACGACCCACTTGGTCACACGTTCGAGATCCTGCCTGATCTCAGCAAGTTGTTTTTGGAGCAGCGTGAGGTCGAATGTCGGATCGTTCCCAGTATGCATGCCCCCGGTCACGCCGACGATTCGCTGCTCCACATCAATCGACCACGGTCCTGATGATCCGGCCGAGTGCGATGGTCGCGAAGGTCATGTGGCGACGCCGTCCACGATATCTATGCCTCTGTCCGTAACGACGGCTGCGGTGCCCATTCGCATGGCCGCGAGCAGTTGTGCCTCCGTCGCGTCGTCGAGTTCGACGATGTCGCAGTCCGCGCGCTCGCCGAGTCCGTGCCCGTACTGCACGACGAGCCTATCTGTCTTCCTCACCGATGCCTGCATGAACTTCCTCCTACGCCGCGAGCTTCAGCGCGCGAATGGAGCTGAGCTTGTTGCCGCCGGCGGCAGGGTTACCGAGCGCGGCGTCGATCGTCTTGCCAGCGCCGTCAGAGGCGCAGCTGACCTTGATCGTGGTCGTGCTGCCGAGAGTGATGATGGCCGCCACCGCGATCGTGCCCGGATAGCCCACCCCGTGGTCCCCGCCACCGGTTGCGTAGTCCGTGGTGCCATCCCAGAGCCGCGCCTGAGCGCTGTTGGCCGCGACTCCGCTGATCGCCACGTTTGCCATGACGAGCCACGTTCCGGCGACGAGCGAGACGCTCGGACCGTCGTACCACTGATTCGCGTTCGTCATCGTCACGTCGGCCGCGAGGAACGCCTCGGATGTCGTCGCGGTGATCGCGTGCGCGTGGCCGTCGCGGGAGTAGATACCATCAGTCCCTGCTGACGCAGACCCACCGAGAGTGCTCGCACCGGGCCCAGTCCCCGATGTAGGGCCCGACGCGCTCGCCGGCATGCCGTGCCGGTGGTCGCGACGGGCCGCGGTCGTGGCTGATCCCGCCGCAGCCGCATCGCTGTATGCCTGGGTCACGGGCGCCGTCGCGTCGTAGCCGGTCATGAAGTTGGTGCCGCCGTCGAGGCTCAGTCCTGACGACGACAGGCGCGCGCGCTCGGCGCCGCCCGTACCGAGGCCGAGCACGTTGGCGGAGACGCCGTACAGGCCGGTGTCCTTGTCGCCCTCGAGCGCGACACCGGGCGTCCCGACCGCTCCATCGTTCGCGTACACGCGGCCGTCCGATGAGAGTGCCGCCTGGACCGTCCCGGCCGAGTTCTTGATCTGGAAGATCTCGGTACCCGCTGCGGGGTTGGAGGAGGGCTGGAAGATCAGAGCGCCGGCGGCGTTGTAGATCAGGGTGACCGATTCACCCGATCCGGTCACGCCCTTGAGGATGTTGTAGAACTGCGCTACATCGGCAGCGAGTATGCGGTCGCCTGCCGACGGGGCATAAAGTGCTATGTCACACCTCCGATCCGATGACTCATGAATCCAACTCCCAAGGGATCATCCGCTTGATGACCTCGTAGGACCGCCAGCCGAGGCCGAGCGCCGCGAGGCCCATGAGCGGCGTGAGCGGGGGAGCAATGACCGCGCTGATCGTGGCCAGGAGCAGCGCGGCCATTGCCGCACGCAGGATCGTCTTCTGTACCTGCCAGTCGAGCATCCCGTAGACGCGCTTGCAGGCGTCGTGGATGCGCCAGTAGCGGTGCTGATCCTCGATGGGCGCGTCGTCGGAGACGCGCTCGGCGGCGATCGTGAGGAACGTGGCACGGGCGACGCGAAGCTCTCTGAGCGTGCGAAGACCCGGCAATGTGGCCGTAGGCAGAGCCATCGGCGCGGAGTCTACTAGGTCTGGTAGCGGGTTAGAAGGCTGCCCCTACGAGTAGTACGCATAGTTGGTGTCCGACCCGTTGCTGTAGACCGCGCGGTCGTCGAACACCTGGGTCGCCGAGTTGTAGCGAAACACCCCTGCGCCCGACCGCCATTCGAGCAGGCTGACGGGCAGGAGGAACACCGGGTCGGCCTGGTCCACGGAGTCGCCCTTGCGAATGTCCTGGGTCTGGGGGATGAGCTCACCGAGATCTTCCACGAACACCGAGAAGGTGCGGCCGTTCTTGTCGATGAAGTTCACCGGGGCCACCGTCGAGCGGGCCGACTCGAGACGGGTGAGCTGGCTGAGTTCGGTGGCGCGGATGTTGGCGTCGGCGGTGCGCGAGGCGACGGCCTTGAAGATCCAGCGCCGCTTGCGCTCGAAGCGCAGCTGGAAGTGCCGCGAGAATGGCAGGATACGCGGCGTCTGGGTGGAGTCATCAGTGGCCAGACGGATGTGCAGCGAGATGCGCCGGCCCTGGGTCGATGTCGGGAAGAACACGGTCGAGAGGCCGTTGGCGGTGATGCGCTTGAGCGTCGTCTCGGAGCCGCCGTCGAGGGCATAGACGACATCGACGTAGCGGGACGCGGTGAGGTTCTCGCACTCGAACTTCAGCGAGAGGTACGCCTTGTTCACGTCGTCGAACACGTCGGACTCGACCGGGAGGTAGATGTCGCCGAGCGCCGCGTAGCGGCAGCCTGAGTCCACATATGGGTTCTGGGCGTCGTTGGGAAGGATGAAGTAGTAGATCTCAGTGCCCTGCGAGTACCAGATGCGCGGGTTGGAGCCCGATGACTTGAAGCGTCCGATGGCGGTGAGCGCGGTCGTCCCGGTCATGACCACCTGATGCCAGCCGAGCGCGATGCCGGGGTTGTAGTCGTAGGCGATGATGTAGTAGTTCCCTGATTGCGCGGCGAGGATGCCCCACAGGAAGTCCACGTCGGGCCAGAGATCGACGATGCTGCCGCGGACCTCGTTCACGCTCGTCCGCGTGATGCCCGGCATGAGCACCTCGGCCGAGAAGGTGGGCTTGCCCTCGGTGACGATCTGGTCCTCGGCGTAGCGCCACAGCGACGGGCCGACCGGGAGGTAGACCTTGCCGCGGCTGGGCTTGCCGCCGCGCGTGTTGGCCGCGTCGATGCGCATGGCCAACTCGGGCAGGTGGTTGATGACCGAGGTGCCGTCGTAGTCGAAGAAGCCCTCGGGCTTGCCGATGTGCGGCCGGCCGCCGTAGTCGACGAGCGAGACGGCGGCGCGGTTGGAGTCCCCGATGGAGACGGCCGAGGTCCATGTCGTGAAGTCGGTCGAGGACGAGAGCTGGTTGGATGAGAATAGCCGCCAGAGCGTGTTGCCGACGCTGGCCATGAGTTGGGCCTTGATGACGGCGGGCTGGTCCCACACTCCAGCGGTGGTGCGCCGCCAGTAATCGACCGACCCGCCCGCGCCGACGACGAGATAGGACCCGTAGACGGTCGCCGCGCCCTTGATCGCCGCGGCGCTCGCGCCCATGTCCTTGTCGGTGTCCCATGTCGATGTGCCGCTGTTGAACTTGAAGACGTAGCGCACCGAGATGCCGTACCACGCGCTGTCGAACTCGATGAACTGGACGATGCTCTGAGCGTTCGCGGGCGTGGTGAAGGCCGTCGATGCCACCAGCGGGCCGAGGATGAGCTGGTTCTTGATGCGCGCGTCGATGTTCTGGGCGTAGTGGTAGCGGGCCTGCGAGTCGAGCTCCATGTTGCCGATGCCGTATCCGTTGTGCCACGAGTCCTGAGCGGCGATCGACTCGTTCGAGCGGTCGGCCTGCGTCACCGACCCCTGACGGATCTGGCTGGCCAGCGGGGCCACTTCAGTGACCGTGTAGTCCCGCACGACGTAGGGGTAGCCGTCGAGGACGATCTTGTCGGCCTGGCCCTTGGGGGCCATCTAGCGGACGATGCCGATGCGCACGGCGAATGTCGGGCGGCGCAGCGGGCGGTTGGGCTTCTCGGGCATGAGTCGCTGGCGCAACCGTGCGGCGTCTTCCGCCCACCTGTCCGCCTGACGCTGCGCGTCGTCGCGCTGGCCAGCCGGGGCACGGCTGGCCTCGGTACGCCACAGGTTCGCCACCGCGTCGGTGTAGAGCCACTCGACCTCGGGCGGATCGAGGTGGATGGGGTCGGTGGTGGTGGCCATCTGCGGCAGCGCGGCGGCGAAGATAAAGCGCAGATCGCGGTTCGACTCAGGGTTGAAGCGCAGCTGGACGGTATTGGTACGAACGCCGCTGGCACCCTCGGCCGGGCTGGAGGAGAACAGCTCCCACACGGAAGGATCGAGTCGGAGGAAGGGCCACGTCGTTTGGCTGGCATCGGTGTAGACCTCGTACTCGAGCGCGATGAGGCCGCGGTTGCCGATGTCCGGGCCGGTGGGCACGGCGTACTGGAGCGTGTCGCGCGTCGTCGTCACGGTCTTGCGCACCGTGTCGCCGAAGTCCGGCCATGCGGTGTTGAGGCTGCGGTTGATGGCCCGCTCGTAATCGACCGGGGTGAAGCGGCGGTAAAGCCGGTAACTGTCACCCGATGCCACCGTCGAGGGGAAGGAGCCGTAGAAGGTCGCCTGCGCCGTGGCCGAGACGAAGTCCGAGACGCGTCGGCGCTGCCCGACGTTCCCTGCGGTGCCGCCGGTCATCTCGACCACGCACTCGTTCCAGTAGTCGTCGGAGGCCTGGAGGTCGGCGCCGTTGGTGTCGATGAGGGTGGTGGTCGATCCGCCGGTCGCGGTGCCCGTCAGGAACTCACCCGCCCTGCGGGCGACCTCGGCCACGGCGTTCGAGAAAGTTACGGACATATCTGTACAGCGCAGATGATAGCGAAGACATCCTCATCCGAGAGCGACCAGTGCGACGGCAGCCACAGCGCGTGCTCGTAGAAGCGCTCGGCGCCGAGGAACGGACGCTCATCGGCCGGGAGCAGGCTCCACACCGGGGCGTAGGCGGGCTGACGGTGAAGAGGCTTCCAGTATCGGCGGCAGACGAAGCCAGCTACGGCGACCCGTCCCGCGACCGCATCGGGATCGTCCACGATGATGTCGGTCCAGAGCGGCTGCTCGTCCCTTCGGAATGGGACGACCGGAAGGTGCTCGGCGTAGAGCGCGTGGATGGCCCGCATCCGCACCAGACGCTCATCGAGCTTCTCCAGCTGCGCGAGGCCGACGGCCGCCTGGAGGTCGGTGAAGCGCAGGTTGAAGCCGAGCGAGCGATGGTCGTCCGATCCGCGCTCGGTGCGTCCGTGGTCCTTGTATCTCCGCATCCGCTTCGCGAGGAGGTCGTCGTCGGTCGCCACCGCACCGCCCTGTCCGGTGGTGATGACCTTGTTCGGCGAGAAGGAGTAGCAGGCGGCGTAGCCCTCCGGTCTCTTGGGGAAGGCCTCGCAGGCATCCTCCACGGCCATCTCGCCGACAGAGGCATGACGACCGGAGATGTGGACGGGGATCTCGGGATGGTCAACCTCGCCGCTGTGATGGAGCAGCCCGCGCTCGTCCACGTCGGAGAGGATTGGTCGTAGCCCCGCGAGCGTAGCGGCGTGGGCAGTGGCGATGAAGGTGAGCGAAGGGATGACGACCGGAACGTCGGCGCCGAAGAGGCAGCGCAGCGCGAGGAGGATGGCCGCCGTCCCCGAGGTGGTACAGATGACATGCCTGACCCCGATGCGTTCCGCGAGCGCCCGCTCGAAGCGCTCGGTGAGCGGCCCCTCGTTCGGGAACGACAGAGCCTCCTCCAGATAGCGCATCTCGCGGCCGGTCATCTCGGGAGTCCAGAACGGCCTCATACGAGACGCGGCTCCGGCAGCGGAACGATGAACTGGCCACGGAAGCCGCGCCTTCGCAGGTTCGCTCTGACCTCATCGGCGATGTGCCACGACAGCACCAGCGCCATCTGACCGGCGCATTCCGCTTCGTCCACCACCGGGATGAGCGTTCCGGGCATGCAGCGGCCGATCTTGGGCGACCCTGCCACCTCCCCCACCGCTACGAGAGGAACGCCCGTGTACTGGATGAGCGTGGCCGCACGCGATGGCGCACCCACGCCCCATATCGGAACGTCCAGCGTGTCGATGTGCGAGAGCAGTCGGGCACGCGATCGCTCCACGCGCCGCTGGAGCGAGGCGCGCATCTCCTCGGTGTCCCACATCCGCTCCATCGCCAGCATCGTTCGTACTGCGGGCGTCACGGCGCGGTCGCCCTGCCGTGCTGCCCAGACGCGGATAGAGCCGCCGTGGGTCGGGATGCGCTGCACGTCGTACACCTCAAGACCGGCGAGCCCGAGCAGATGCGTAAGGCTGGTGAGCGAGTAGTAGCGCAGGTGCTCGTGGTAGACGGTGTCGTACTGGAGATCGATGAGGATGCTCTCCCAGTAGTGCGACTCAGAGAGGAACGTGCCTTTGGGCGCGAGCAGTCCAGTGATGCGGTGGACGACGGCCACCGGATCGGGGATGTGGGCGAACACGTTGCATGCGGTGATGAGGTCGGGCGCCCACGGCACCCGGGCCGCCGAGTCGTTGTCGAAGAAAGCCATGTCCGTCGGGATGCCACGCTGCTGCGCCTCAACGGTCGCGCCAGTGGGCTCAATGCCCCACACCTTCGCGCCCTGCTCTTGGAACGCGGCTAGGAGCGTGCCGTCGTTGGAGCCGATGTCCAGTACGCACGTCGCCGTCACGCTCTTGGCGAGCGCGGTGAAGTGCTCACGAAGCGCCCGCGTGGTGCCGGTGCGGTAGGGGTAGTCGGGCGGAAAGACCATGCGCGGGTCGGGGACGACCGAGAGCTGCACGAGAGCGCAGACACGGCAGCGCAGGACCTCGGTAGCTAGATGCATCTGCGGCTCGCGCGAGCCGATGAGCGGCATGACGTTGGCCGGGGCAAGGTATCCGAGGTCCAGAACGGGCTCGAGGTCGGACGATCCGCATGCCTGGCAGCTAGGCGGTGACACGTTCCGTCATCCGGCGGATGCCCTGGCGCAGACCGACCTCCGGTGCCCAGCCCAGAGCACGGAGCTTGGAGTTGTCAGCGGAGCGGCGCTGGATGTCCTCGGGCGGAGGCGGCATGTCCTCGGTGACGAAGCGGGCGCTCACGCCCGTCTCCTCGCAGACGATCTTCGCGAGGTCGGCAATGCTGTACTCGCTGCCGCCGCCGATGTTGTACGGCTGGAGATGCGTCCCGCGTTCGGCGACGGTCACCAGACCCTCCACCACATCGCCGATCCAGGTGAAGTCCCGCGTCTGAGTGCCCGATCCGAAGATGGGGAAGACACCCGTGGTCTTCGCCTGCTCGGCCTTGCGGAAGAACTCGGGGATGACGTGGGGCGAGAGCGGCGAGTCGCCGGGACCGTAGACGTTGAAGAGACGAGCGATGCGCACCTGGAAGCCGTACTGCCGCGAGTACCAGCGGGTCATCTCCTCGCCGATCTGCTTGGAGAGGCCGTAGGAGGTGTCGCAGATGCCGGTGTCCTCCTCGACGTGCGGCACCTTCGCGCCGGGGAAGTCGTAGACGCAGGACGACGAGACGAAGAAGTAGTAGGGCACCCCCGCGCGGGCGACCGCCTCGAGCACGCTGCCGGTGATGCGCAGGTTGTCACGCAGCAGCGTGGCCGGGTCGCGGTAGAGGTCACGGGCGCCGGCCACGCGAGCGGCAAGGTCGTACACGCGGTCGAAGCCCTCAAGACTCGGCTCGTTCTCACACAGATCTATGCGCGTGATCGCCACGGCCGAGCCTTTCAGGTTCTGGGGGACGCCACGCGAGTAGTTGTCAAAGACGTAGATCTCGTGATCCCCTGCTAGCCGCCTGACGAGAGCGGAGCCGACGAAGCCCGCCCCGCCCATGATCGCGATCTTCATGGTGTCCTCCTCATCGGTACAGCGGTGAATGATGGATGCTGCTCGAACTCCGAGCGAGTTACGGACGGCCTAGCCCACACGTCGCCCGAATAGGGCATCGAGGCGCCGTCCGCGATCAGCGTCACCTGGTCGCAGAACAGCTCCAGACACTCCTCAAGCGACCGGTCCCACAGGTCGCCGTAGCCCCAGCGCGGGTCGATGCGGAAGTGGGCCACGCGGACGATGGGACCGTGGTCGAACCGCTCGTCCATGACGTGGCAGGTGACGCCATGCCACGTCCGCTCGTCGTGGAGAGCCAGCGAGGCTGATCCGACGCCGGGGTACTCGGGCGGCGCAGGGTGGAAGTTCAGCGCGTGGTCCCCGAAGCGTGCCAGCACGCTGTTCGGGATCTTGGGAGCGGAGAGGAAGTTCAGCAGCCAGTCGGCGTCTGGGACCGCTCTGAGCAGATCGTGTCGTCCATGCCGCTGAACATCTGCGAGATCAAGGATTGACCGGGCCGCTGCGTGCGCCCGCGTGACGTATGGCTCATAGCCCCCAAGGAGCAGGACTGCGGTCACCATGACGCTTTGCGCCGCTCGTACACCGCCATCTCCTCACCGTAGCGGAGCCCCTTACGGTGGTAGGTCTCATCGAACTGCGCGAGGCCGCGCGAATGGTGCCGGTGGTCGAGGAGCAGGCGGCTGGGCAGCCTGGTCACGCCGTCCTTGCGCAGCCGCTCGCGCAGTTCAGTATCACCGAAGAGGCCCCAGTAGTCATCCGAGTAGAGGCCGCGTGCCTCCACGAACGCTCGGTTGAAGACCCACTCGATGGCGGTGTTGCCGAGGCTGTCGTCCACCAGCATCGCCGCAGGCTCAGAGTGGCCGGCGAACGCTTCCAGCGTGAGGGTGTCCCAGTGCGCCGGGGCCATGAGGTCGTCCTCGATGGGAAAGAGGATGTCGCCCGTGGCCTTCTTGGCCGCAAGGTTGTAGGCGCGGAAGCAGCCCTTCGGCTTCCGCACCACGACGCGCCGGAGGTCTGCGGTCGCTTCCAGCGTCTCCGCATCGTCGCCATCGACGGCGAAGATGTGCTCGATCTGCTCGGGGTGGTCGGCGGTGCCGAGCCACTGTGCCCGAACGATGAGCGCCTGCTGTGGTCGGCCACGGGTGGCATGGAGGAGGGAGATCAGCCGTCGCACTGAGGGGCATTGGGGGCTATGAGCCATACGTCCTCCTCGGCCCAGGTCCAGATATCGGCGTCAGGCTTCAGGGACCGAGCCTCGGGCGAACTTCGGCGGTCGCACGACACGACCACCTCCATCCCCATCTCCCGCGCCTTCGGCCACACCCTCGCTCGTTTCCACGGCAGGTGCGGGTCGCGTCGGGGATGTAGTGATCGGTGACGTGGACGGCGCGCGCCGGGCAGCCTCTTCATCCGCGATGATCTGAAGCCAGCCGTCCCTGATACGTTCCCAGGTCTGCTCACGCGCCCACACCCTTCCTCGCTCGCGCATCCTCTCGCGCTCGGCCTTGGGCATCTTCCAGAAGCGCCGGAGCGCGGCCCACACGTCGTCGGTCTGGATGCCGGTCGCGTTCGTCTCCGAGAGAGCGCCGTGCGAGTGCGTGATGGGAACGCATCCGGCGGCCTGCGCCTCGACGACCATGATGCAGTATGTCTCGTGGAACAGGCTGCCCTCGGGCAGGACGCTCTGGTACACGAGCACGTCGCTCCGCAGGTACTCGCGCGCGAGGGTGGTCTGGTCCACCCGTCCCCGGACCTCGATGCCCGGCTGCTGGAGGAGCTTGTCGATGCGCTCCATCGCCTGCGGCCGCACCTTGCGCGCGAGGTCCGATCCGTAGAAGACCGAGAGCGTGGCCTTGGGGAACTCGGCCCTGATCTTGGGCCATTCGCGCAGGATGGGCTCGAGGCCGCGGTCGGGAGAGGAGGCCCAGATGAGGTGATAGGGCTCGCGTTTCACCTTCTGATCGAACCGCGACGGCACGATGCCGTTGCCGCTCTTGACGATGCGCGCACCCGGATAGACCTCGCGCAGGTGCGCCATCTGCCAGTCCGAGAGCGCGATGATGGTCGTCCCGGCCAGACGCTCGGAGGACACGGCGCCGATGTCGGTGTCGTGCATCCACAGGAAGCGGTGCTCCGCGAACTCGGCCATCTGGGGCATCGAGAGCGCCCGCCAGGAGACATAGAGCTTCATGGGGAAGGGCCGGAACTGCTTGGTCGGGCGGTAGAGCACCCCGTCCCACAGCCCGTCGGCCTCGGCGTACACCGTCACGCGGTAGCCCGACCGGGTGAGCTGGCGGCCCATGTGGATGACCGCCGTCTCCGAGCCGCCGATGCCCCCGCGCCACAGCGAGTCGGGAGACCAGCGCTGCCCGGTGTCGAAGCAGTGGATGACCGCCGGGGGTCTGGAGGTCATGTCTGGTACGGGACCGGCAACGTACTGCGCGACGATGTGACCGCGCGAGCCGTCGTCCCTCTGGAGGGTGTGGAGGTCGATCATCTCGCCCGCTAGATGGCCCCCAAGGGCCACGCTGACAAGGCGCTGCGCCAGGAGCACGCCGAGCTCGCGCTGGCTCCACTGGCGGAGCGTGGCGCCGTCCGGCTGCTGCGGCCCTTCGTAGTCGCCTTGGGGGACGATGACGATGACACGCTGGGCCATCGCCTCGGCCGCCTTCAGGATGGCCTCGGGGTCGCCCGAGCCGAGAGCGCCGACGACCACGGCATCGAACGGACCGAGAGCGCCGATCTCGTGCTCGCTGCCGTCGGTGAGCTTCACCGAGCCGAGAGCGTCCGGCGGACTCCAGTGGAACATGAACGGCGAGACGGGAGTGAAGTGCGGCACACGCCCGACCCCATCGACCACGGTGGTCCGCACGAGCTTGGCCTTGATCCCGAGGAGGTTGGCCGCCTTGACACGGGATGGGTCGTGGTCGATCCCCACCACCTCGACGCCCTGCTTCGCGAGATGAACGGCCCACTGCGCGGACACGCCGATCATGAGCACGCGGCGAGACCGCACATGGAGACCCAGCCACCATCCGGCCGGGTCGGTCTCCGGGGTCACCGCGGCGGGCTTCTCGATCGGAGCGCCCATGCGTGCCATCCGGCGCTCCTCCTCGCTCATCGGCAGACGCCGCGCGAGACCAGCCATCGCCTTGGCCGCTTCGGGGAACTGCTCCACCGCTCCCGCCGGCAGCGCTTCGAGCACGGCCTTGGCCTTCATCGGCTCGTTGATGCCGACCATGTGCGCCGCGAGCTGTAGACCCCTCTCCACCGCCTCGAGCCGCCGGATGCCCCATGCCAGATGCTCACGCTCCTTCTGGAGCTTCGGGTCGGGCACCGCCGCGATCGCCGCGTCGTATGCGCGAAGCGCGGCGGCGTTATCGCCGAGGTTGAAGTAGACGGAGGCGAGCAGGGCGTAGGGGTCGTAGCGATAGACCTTCATGTTCACGAACAGCACGCTCGGAGGCAGCGTGCCCTTGTGGATGCGCTCGATGCACTCCTCGGCCCAGTACCTTGCGCGCTCCCAGTCGCCCATGCTGGCGTGGGTGTAGGCGAGGCCGAGATAGTGGTCGGGATACGCGGGCCGCAGCTCCATCGCCCGCAGGTCGGCGTTGAGCGCGCTCTTCATGAGGTTCATCTCGCGGTAGGCGATGGCGGTGTAGATGAGCGCGATCCAGCGCTCGTCGTCCCAGCCCGACATGGTGACGTACTGCTCGTAGCACTTAGCCGCCTCGGCGTAGTCCTTGACCGAGAAGTAGGCGTTGCCGAGGTAGTACCAGGTGCGCACGTTCTTGGGGTCGCGCGCGATCTCTTTACGCAGGATGCGCAGGTTGCGTTCGATGGCCCCCGCCGCGCCGCGACCATCGGTGTGGTGGAACCACGAGACGCCCGCGGCCTTGACCCACGGCTGGGTCGGCTCCATGTAGATGTCCTCGTGGCAGGCGTTCCGCCAGCGCCACGGCAAGCCGACACGGAAGAAGCGGATGCGGTCGTGCTCCGTCGTGCGGTTGCCGTGCTCGTCGCGCCCGTAGTCGTAGTGGGCCGTGACCATGCTCACATGATCCGGCAGCGAGGCGAGGAAGGCGGGCACGTCGGGGCTGGGCGGATGTCCCATGTCGCGGCCCTGCGGGTCCACGGCGACGAGCGGCCCCGTCTGCTTGATCTCGTCGTCCCAGTCGAGCCAGAACGCCCAATCGGCCCGCTTCGGGATACGGTCGAGCGTCAGGTTGCGGGCGTAGGAGAAGTCGTCGCGCCAGGTGAACGGGAACACCCGCCCGCGCTTGCCGAGGCGCTTGCGCAGACGCTCCACCGTGTCGGGTGGGCTCTTGCGGTCCACCGCCAGCACGAAGTCGGTCGCGCCGATGGCCTCGCAGGACGCGAGCATGCGCTCGGTCTGCTCTGGGTCCCTCTCCCAGAGGATCGCCGTGGCGACGAGACGCACTACTTCTGTTCGATGCCCGGTGTGGAGCCTGCTCCCGGTCGCGGGTCGAGCCCGCCGAAGTTCATGCGATGCACGCGACTGCGGAAGCCCGCGTAGGCCTGCTTCTCATCCGGCCTCAGCGGACCGAAGTAGGAGTCGTTGATCCCGCGCGCGCGACGGACCTTGTCGTACTCACCCTTGAAGATGGCGAAGGTGGTGATCTCCTCGCCCGCCACGAGGTCCACGGTGAGGCCGTTCCATGTGAGCGGCGCGCTGAAGATGGGCGTGAAGGTGACCTCGCGGAACTCCTGGTCACCTGCGGCCTGCCGCTCGCGCAGGTGGTTCCACGTCCACGCCATCTTGGTCGCACCGGGAGTGCCGGGGTTCAGGATGGTGCCCGGCTGGACGCCGACCGGGGCGGGCGGAGCCGGGAGGGCAGCCAACTCTGCGATGAGTGCGGCGCGCTTGGCGCGCAGCTCCTCCTCGCTCATCTCCTTGGTCTCGCTCAGGGTCGTCGTCACTTCCTCTGCTTTCGCCATGTCTCTCTCCTTTGTGGAGTGGGGCCGGGAGGTCTTCCCTCCCGGCCTGTCCCCCACGTTACTCACTAGTACCTACGCCGCTAGTCTCATGCGGCGTTCTTCCTGCTTGTCACATGCTCGAGCGAGACGATGCGGTTCTGGTCGAGGATGACCGCGGTGTGCGCGATCTTCCAGCCGAGCGACCAGTACTGGTTCAGCGGGTCGGTGGCTCCAGCCGAACCCTTCGGGTGGTAGATGATCTCGCTGTTATCGACCTCGAGCGTCGCGTGGGCGTAGGCCTCTTCGCCGATGAGCAGGGACTGGTACACGTCGGCGCCGGACTGGCCGGCCGACGAACGGATCGTGCCATTGCTCGTCTCGAAGAAGCGGAAGCCGACGAGGTCCCCCAGTTGACCGGTCTGGAGCGGGTTCTCGCCGCCAGCCGCCGCGCCGCGGTTGACCGCGTACTGGAAGACGTTGGTGACGTTCGTGTCTCCGAGCATGTCGCGCGTGGAGTCGGGGTGGATGATCGCGGCGAACTTTCCCGCCGCCGGTCCTTTGCGGATCGGCTTCACGTCGTTCCGCTTGAGGGTGGCCATCGCCTCGCGGAGTTCCGCGAAGGTCAGGTACATGCCGCTTGAAAGACCGGTGCGGGCGGTCGCCGTGCTCGCGTACTGCGTGTTGGTGCCGGCGTTGATGACGTTGCGCGTGATCACGTCGCGGGTGTCCTGAAGGTCGTCACCGAACGCCTGCGTGAAGCCCGTGACGATGGGGTCGATGGACTGCCAATCGAGGATGTCAGACCCGAGCATGTAGCCGCCGTACTGACTGATCGTCAGCGTGACGGCCTCGACCGTGGGGTTGAGCGCGGTCGGTGGAGTGCCCTCCACAAGTGCCGTGGTCTGAGCACCCGGACGTGCGAAGCGACGCAGCTGGGCGTTGATGCCCTGCCCGCGCGGGATGCGCACCGGCATCCCGAACTCGTTGTGCCAGAAGTCCGGCACACGGCGGGTCAGAAGCTGCATCTCGTAGAAGGTCCGGGCCTCGTTGGTCATACCAGCGGCCGTGAGCAGCTGTTGGGTTGCCACTAGTTAGACCCTCCTTGGATCTTTCTTCATCTGATGGCGATGCCTCGGAGGTCGCCCCGCAGCGCCCGCTCGGTGAGGGCCTCGAACTCCTTGGAGTTCGGATCCGTCGAGGCGAGCAGCTGCGCGAACGTGGACGGCGATCCCTGCGCGGTGTCGATCTTGTCGGCGCCGGCCTCCTTGAGAACGCGACGCTGCTCGTCCTTCAGCTTCTTCTCGATCTCGGCGGTGCGGGTCTTGACACCGCGGTCCACCGATCGGAGCAGTCCATCCCGCCCCTTGGCGACGTTCGACTGGATGCTCGCGTGGACCCGGTCGGTCCATTCATCGAGCGAGGTCGCGTCATCGGCCCAGTCGATCTGCTTGGGGTCTAGTCCGATCTGCTCCAGGGTCGAGGTGAGGATGCGCTGCTGGGCGAGCACGACATTGCGTGCGTCCTGCTGCGAGCGCGAGGTCTTGGCGGCGTCCTCGGCAGCCTTGCTCTGAGCGATGAGGGCGTCGGCCTGCTCCGGCGGGAGGGTCGCCTTGGCGATGGCCTCCTGCTGGGTGCGGATGATGCGGATGGCTTCGACGAGCTCGCGATTGGTCGCGCTCGCCTCATTCAGTCTCCTCGCCAGACGCGAAGAGGTCCGCCTTTCCGACTTGTAGGACTCCCGCCAGTCTGTTTCGCTCTTCTCCGGCTCCAGCGGGGCTTCGGCCTGCGCTGCGGCGGCCTGATCCGTTTCTATCGAACTCGGCGTCGGCTCGGCAGCGGGGGCTTCCGGCTCCAGTGTGCCCGGAATCTCGGGGTCTGCCACGTTCCTTCCTCCTTGCGTCCTGAGTATCTACTAGTCCAGCAATCTGTCCAAACCTGGGTTGGCTTTCATGATCTTGGCGCGCTCTGGGTTCGGCCCGACGAGCTGGTACTTGCGGATGAGGTTGGCGCCCTCGCGGTCCTTCTGCGAGTACCAATACCACTCGGCTATTCCTGCGGGCTTCTTGGTGGTCTCGGCGTACTCGCGCGCCTTGCGGTGCAGGTCTTTCAGACGCGCCCATTCCTCAGCGGTCCCGTAGGGCCGCGTGCGCGATCCGTAGGGCGGCTCGGCAAGGTACTTCCGCATCGCGGGGACGAGCCGCATCATCTCGTCCACCGTTGGATCGGGCTTGCCCTGTAGCGAATCGATCTCACGGCGGGTGAGGTCGAGCTGGGCCTTCACCTCGGGCGAGAGCTTGCCCTGCGCCGACAGCAACGCGACGTACTCAGCCGTGTTCCCGATGCGCGTGCGCGTCCCGTCACCAACGATGGTCGCTATCTTCATCATCGCGCCGCGCGCGACCTCGGCCGGCGTCTTGGCCTGCCCCACGATCTCGTCGGCCACCAGACCCCGTGCCGTGCGGCGCGTTTTATCGATGACCGCCTCGGCCAGCGCGCGCTGCCGCCACGCCGCGGATGACCTGAACTCATCCGAGGCAAAGGTCTTCTCCAACTCGCGCATGGCGAGGGCCTGGGCCACCTCTTTCAGACGGAACCCCTCGGTCTTGGTCAGTCCGATGTCGCGGATATCTTCGGTCGGGAAGCCCAGGACCAGCGGTCGGCCCGGGATCTTCTCGCCGCCAGGGCCGATGGTCTCCGGCATGGTGAGGCTGTTGAGCGTGGCGATGATCTCGTTCTGGCGCTCCGGCGAGACGATGATGGGGTTGACCATCCCGATCACACCCCTCTTGGACTCTGGCCGTCGCGCGGGTTCGCCGGTCACTTCGAGCACGGGACGAACTTTCTGATAGGTCCACGGGAGTTGGGCCTCGATGCGCTCGAGGGTCGTGTCGGGATCGCGGTAGAAGGGGTCGTTGGCGTAGGCGGTCGTCCGAAGCATCGATGAGAAGGGGATGAAGCCCGCTCCGGTACGGGCGAGGAACGCCGACACGAGATCCTCGTCAGGCCGGTCCAACAGCGAGGCGAAGTCGGAGAGGCCCGTCAGGTACGAGGCATCGAAAATGGCACGGGCGCCGACGCCGACCATCTGGAAGGCGACCTCGGGCGATAGCGTGCGACCGTTGCGCTCATACACGTCACGCGCCGCTGCCATCCACTTGATGGGCGTGGAGAACGGCTCGAGGCGGCTGTACTGGATCCACTGATCGCCGATCTTCACCGCGTAGGGGACCTTGCCCTCGGAGTAGAACTGGCGGCGCTCATCGGGGTTGGCGGGCACGGTGCCGGTCACGTCGATCTCGCCCGACTGGAGCTTGGAAAGGAAGAATGCGTACATGCCCACCGAGGCGACTGAGGCACGGGCGAGAGCGGCGGAGCGCGCCGCGCCGCCTGCGCGGCCCGAGCCGATGGCCGCGTCGATGAAGCCCAGCGGCGAGTAGGAGCCGCCGAGCCTGATGAGGCTGTCGGGGGCCTGGACGAATGGCATGAGGATGTTGGCCGCGGTCTTTATCAGCGGGTTCTTGTCCGCGCGCAGCCGCAGCACCGACTTGGCGATGGTCGAGGGTTCGCCCTTGAGGGTGACGAGCTCGGCGTGCTCCTTCGCGGCACGCAGCATCTGCGCGGTCGGCTTCTGGATGAGTTGGGCGATGCGATCATCGAAACTCGCCCCGCGTATACCCTCCTTCTTTGCTTTCGCCATGTCTTTCGCCGCCTGCCGCGCGGCCTGCGCGTATAGCTCCCCCGACCGGGCCATCTCGTAGAACACGGCATCCGTCGCGGCGAGCGCCCGCGTCGGGGCGTTGACGACGGCCGAGACCGTTCCCGCGATCGGCTGCGGGACGCGGACCTGGCGGAGCAGGGCCTCCGTTGCCTCCCCTCTCGGGAGGTCACCCCGTTCCAAGAACTTGGAGATCTGGTCGGGGGTCATCTTGGCCTGCGCGATCATGCGCGCGTTCTGGAGTCCGCGTCCGAACCCCGCCGTCATCCCCTGTATGCCGGGGAACACCTCCGAGAAGAACACCTCGCGGCCGTTCGGCCGACGCCCCATCGCCGCGAGCACCGCCTCCCAGCCGGCCTGAGCGAAGCGCGTGGCCGAGCGTTCGGCGACGAGGAGCGAGGTGTTGCCGAGCGCGTTCACCACCAAGGTCGGAGGGCCGCTGAGAAGCGCGTTGCGGCGGACCTCGAGAATAAAGTTCAGCGCTCCCGGCGATTCGAGGCCGCGCAGGTATTTGAACACCGCCTCGTCGCGGGCCAGCTCTTTCCCGGCGAAGCTCGGGTCGGTCCATATCTCCACAAGCCCGCGGACGACCTGCTCGCCCTTCTCGCGCCCGCCGATGAACTTCGCGGCCTCTTCCCACATCGAATGCGTTGACTCACCCGGCTTGACCGTTTCGCGCAGCGCGCGCAGCGATCGCCCAGCCTCAGCGCGACCGCCTGCGAGGACGCGGTGGAGCGCCGACAACTCGGTCATCTCAACGATGAGGCGCGCCTTGTCGGCATCGTTGGCGTTGGCCGCGAGCCGCCCAGCCGTCTGGATCACGTCTTCGGCCTTGCCGATGAGCGACGCCTGTGTGGCGAGCAGGGTCTCGGCGTTCATGGCCTTACCCGGTTTGATTCTCAGCACATCTTCGAGCGAGAGGTCGGGGATGATATGGCGCGCCTTCTCCCACTGCTCGGCGATGGTCTGGACGCCGCGGCGCTGGTCGGTGAACGACAGGCGCGAGATGTCGTCGTAGTTGCGCGCGGCGTTGGCGAGGATGAGTTGCTTGACAGAATCGTCGACTTCCAGTTTATCGAGGTTCGCGCCGATCTCGCGGAACACCTCGTCCTGCGTGCGCGCGATCGCGGGCTTACCGGTGAGCGCTCCGGCCTTGATATTCTTCTCCATGCGTTCCGTCTGCTCGCGCGTGAGGATCATTGCGTCCTCGGCGAGCTCCTCGGCGGCGCGGCGCTGGCGTGCGGCGAACGTCTCGATGATGTCGGCGACCTTGATGAGCTCGGTGGTCTTGGCGACATCCGGGGCGGCCGTCACGGCCTCGGCGGCCTCGGCGACCTTGGCGACCTTCGCTCCAGCAGCAGCCTCAGACTGCACGACGTCCAGCACTCGGGCACCTCGAGCGGTCGCACCGATCAGATTCCCCATGGGCACAACGTCTCCCACATCGGTAGCCGTACGAGCCGCGCTTGGAACGACCCTGGGGGAGATCGGTACGCCTCTGGCCGCGTAAGCCTCGTGCCCGAAGCGTTCGGCGGTCCGGGAAAGGCCGGCAGCCACATCTTCGCTTCTGGCCGCTGCCTGCGCGATCCGCGCAGACTCCTCGATCGCTTCGGCGGGAGCTTTGAACTGCTTGGCGACATCTAGGGTACGTTTGGCTTTCGCGACACCGCCGAGAACTCCTGAGAATGGCATCGCGATCTCGGCGATGTCCAGCGGATCGAAGCGGATCGGCGTGTCCCCGATCCTGCCTACCTCGATCGCGGGCAGGTCGGCCTGCCGATGCGCGATGCGCTTGGCTTCGCCAGCGGCAGCCGCGTACAGGATGGGCGTGACGAACGGTCTCAGGTATGCAGGAAGCTGTTCCGTCTCCTGACGTACAGCTTCGGTAACGGCCTGTAACTCACGCCCCCGACCTGCGCCCGGAATGAACGAGACGGCCTTCTGTAGACCGATGCCGTAAAGGCCTGCGGGGATATCAAGAGGGTTCTGAAAAGCAAAGATCGCATCCTTCCCGACATCCGACTCCAGCAGACCACGGGCGGCATCCACAGCAACATCACCAGCACCAGAAAGCGCACGACCAAGGAACTCGGGCAGTTGACGCGAGGCATCCAGCAGCGGATTGTTCGGCGGATCCTCCTCACGCGGCCTCGTGGTGGGCGGGGTCAGGATCCCCGCGAGACGAGCACGCTGATCGCGCAGCACCGACGGCATCCCCGGCGGTGGATCGTCAACGTAGATCTCATCCGTTCGGGCCACTAGGGCCTCACTGCCTGATGAAGGCGAATGGCGTCGGGCCGGTGTTGTCGGTGCGCCTCGCCGGAGAAGCGCGCTGCACCAGGTCGAGGTAGTCCTCCCACGTCATGCCGCTGCCCTCGACCAGACCGCGGAAGCCCTCGCGCTCGCTGGGGCTCATCTGCATGAGCGCCAGCGAGGACACCAGCGGCACGCCCTCCGGCGGTGCTCCGGTCTGCGGGGTGTTCGTTCCGACCGCGGCGTTGCCCTCGGCCTGTCCGAACACGCGTGACAGGAACGGCGGGACGACCCCCTGCTGCTGGAGCGCGGAGACCAGGTTGGCCGGCTGGAACGAGGTGGCAGAGGGCGTAGCGGCGGACGGCGAAGCGCCGCCACTCGCCGCACTGATGATGCCCTGAAGGAAGCCCGGCAGCGTCTCGGCCACGTTCGACACGTTCAGACCCGCGGGGATGGGTGATCCCGCACCGACCTGTCCTGGCGGCGTGAGTCCCCGGTTGAGGAAGAACGACGCCAGCGCGGTACGCGGGTTGCGCGCGAGGTCGGTGAGGAACTCAAGAGCCTTTAGACCGAACTGCTGCCGACCGAGTTCGTATTCGTCTCGTGCGACCTTCTGCTCCAGATCGAACTTCTGGCGCGCGAGCGTCTGCGAGATGTCGAACTGGCGCTTCGACTCCGAGAACTTTCCTGACTCCAACTCGCGCATGGCGAGGTTGTGCGCTGCCTGCTCCTGATTTTGGAGACGTGTCAGTTCGTTCCGCTGAAGAGCAAGTTGGTTCTGCTCCCGACCGATCTGGCGAGTACGCTCGTTCTCTACGACATCGAACTCCCGCCTCTCTCTCGCCTCACGAGCGCGGCGGTCAGCCTCCACACCAGCCAGTCTTTCATCGAACTCCCGCCTCTCTCTCGCCTCACGAGCGCGCCGCTCAAACTCCTCTTTCGCCTCACGACTGCGCCGCTCAGCCTCCTCTTTCGCCTCAAGGCTGCGCCGTCCAGCTTCCTCTTTCGCCTCACGACTGCGCCGTTCAGCCTCCGCAAGTTGACGCTGTATCGTGAGGGTGTTCTCGAGGTTCTTTAGCTCGCGCTCGAAGGTCTGTTTGCGTTCGAGGTCCGGATCGGGGATGGCGGCGGCTGGTACGGCAGGTGGCTTGTTGATGGTTTGCCGAGTTAGTTCGTTCAGGAGTTTGATGCGCTCGATCTCGAGCGCGCGCCTCCGTGCTTCTTGGGCGGCCGGGTCTTCCTCGTTCGGGTCGGGCGCGGGCGCGGTGGTGGTCGGACCGCGGTATATCGGATCACGGCCATAGAGATCACCAGCGGGCTGCTCGTTGAAGAGCCGGTCGATCTCTACATCAGGGCGGACTTCCGGCACCAACTCGTAATCGCTATCGGGATCCTGAGGGTTCAAGATCCGGTCGAGCCGTAGCAGATCGAGTTGAGGCATTCTGATCGTACTCCTGTTGGTCTCGTGTCAGCTAAGTTCGCGGCAGAGTCTACCGCTAACCGTAGCGGTGACCGCAAGCCCCGCCCCAACATCGGCTCCAGCGATCACCAAGGAGTGCGCGCACATCGACTGTAGATGCGCTCGGTGCGGGCTAGACCTCGGGCTCGTATCCCGACTCGGCAGGCAGTCGCGGGCGCGCTTCGGCGCGCTTCTCGAGCAGGTTGATGCGGCCGGCGTAGCGCTCGGCGGTGTCGGGGTCGCGCAGCGCGATGTCGGCCAGCTGCTCGGCGGTGATGCCCATGAGGTACTTGTCCATGGTGCGCGCATCGACCTTGCGCGTCATGAACGCGCCGGGCCGGTAGACCTTGGTCATCTCCTGCGTCCGGCGCACGATGAGGTCGCGTGCATCCAGCACCGCGCCGGTCATGAGATCGACACCCCTGCGTCTCATCTCGGGGTGGGACCTCCTGCGGACTGCTGGGCGATGAGGTTGGCCTGCGCCACCGAGCCCGGCTGGACCGGCGGTGTCGGGATCTGCGTGGCCGGGGCCACGCGCTCCGGCGGCATCGAGGCGGGAATGGAGCCGTTGCCGGGCGCTCCGGGCGCGCCGGGCGCGCCGGGCGCGCCGTTCGCGCGTATCTGACCCGCAGCGAAGCCGGGCGCGGCAATGGGACCGGATGGCGGGACGACCCCGTAGAGCTTGAGCACCTCGGCCACCATCAGCTTGAAGGCGGCGGGGTCCTTGGCCAGATCCTCGGCCAGCCGCTCGCGCAGCAGCTCGTCCGCGTTCTCGCGGCGGGCGTAGCTCTCGAGCACGTCGCGCATCGGCAGGCCGCCGTGCTCGTAGAGCTTGAGGCCGTCAGCGATGTCGCGCGAGGTGTCGTGCGGCAGCGACGGCTCGAGCGTGGCGTAGACCTCATAGTGGCCGCGGATGTCGTCGGATCTGATGGTCACGAACTCGTCCTCGGCGGCCATGCCCTTGCCCCAGATGGAGACCGGTCCGGGGCACTTGTTTTCGACGAGCCGGAAGAAGCCCGCGGTGGCCCACTCCACGCAGCGCTCGATGGCGTCCACCACCGGGCGCAGGTTGGAGCGCCCCGCGCCGAGGATCTGGAGGTTCTGGAAGCCCGAGTAGACCGTCGGGGTCGGCTGCCCGCCGAGCGCGTCGGGGACCGTGGCGCTCTCGATCTCGCTTTTGGTTTCACGCAGCTCCAGGACGAGCTCCTGCACCGGGACGTTGGGCCGGAAGAAGGCGATCTTCTCGCGCACGTCCACGGTGTCGGGGAAGCGGATGACCCCGCCGAGGGCCATGTTGGCGTTGATCGACTCGGCCATCGCGATCGGCGGAAAGGCGTTCTGGGCGATGATGGCGTCGAGGTGCGTGCGCCGGCGGGCTTCGAGCTCGATGAGGTCGCGGACCTTGGTGATGAGCCCGGTGCCCTTCTGGCGCGGCAGCCCGTGGGGCTGGCCCAGACCGGACCAGGCGAAGAAGTACGGCAGGAAGCCGTAGCCGTGCTCGACCAGATCGACCCGCTTCTGGCCGACCCATTGCAGCGACACGATGTTGGCGTTCGGCCCCGTGCCGCCGACGAAGTAGCCCTTGTGGGTCCGGTCAAAGTAGGCGAGGAACTGCACCCAGTCGGTCGGCTTGACGTAGCCCGGAGCGCCCGAGCGCGCGAAGCGGCCCGCCACGTCGCGGTGCTGGCCACCCGTCGATGGGATCCAGTAGTCCCACTGCGGCCACTGGCGCTTCACGTCATAGGCGCGCCTGTTGAAGGCGATGATGATGTAGGTCTGGCCCTCGGTCTCGGGGTCCGGGTACATCGTCGATGGATCGATCGGCAGCAGACGGAATGGCCATGCTGATCGCCGCAGCCCGTCGATCTCACGCTTCTTGGTCCGGCGCTCTTCGGCGTCCATACCCTCGTACTCGGCGTCGGTCGGGTCCTCGGGGTAGGCGTCGGAGTCGTAGAGCAGCGCCGCGCCGATGGCTCCCTTGAGGTAGGCATCCTGCGCCCACGCACGCAGCGGGTTGAGCGCGCTGGTGGCGATGGCGCGGTACCAGAAGCCCTGCCCGGCCTTCTCCATGAGCGTGGCGCGCTCCTGTGCGCTGGGAACCTCGGCGCGCCTAGGGACGTGGAGTTTGGGGATGTTGCCGGCGGTGTGGTTGGCGGCGGTGTTGACCAGACGCGCCGCGGTCGGAGGACGGACCTGGTCGTATCCAGAGGGGATGTCGGTGGCCATGACCTCGTACTCGAGGTTGAAGAAGCGCTCGTCGGTGAGTTGCTGGAGGTGCCACTCCTGGTAGATCTCTTCAAGCGACCAGCGCAGCGCCGAGATGTCGGCGGCGGTCATCAGATCCTTAGTCATCTGGACCGCGATGCTACATCTCTTTCATTTCTTCTTCGACTTGCCCGCCGCACGCATAGCTATGGCGATCGCCTGATCGTGCGGTTTGCCGTGCTTCATCTCGGTGCGGATGTTGCTTGCGATGACGGCTTTGCTGCTGCCCTTGCGTAGCGGCATCTAGCGCCTCCGTTCCACCCCGCTCGTACTCCGTGTACCGCCTGCGACCGTCTTCCACCGGCAGCGGTCGCAGGGCCAGTGATCCTCACCCTCGACGGCATTCACGCATCCGGCCCACTCGATCCCCGGCACCAGTCGCTTCACTGATGCGTCTCGCCACAGACGCATTTCCAGCGGTACGCCACAAGCCGTCGCTCGGAAGGGTCGATCTCTCTGTGTTCACTGTTGACTACCAGGCTCATAGCGTGTTCTAGCCGTTCCTCTGGCTCCCTGTCGATCGTCCCCCCGGCCTTGCGCGCTACCAGGTACGCGACGCGCCACAGGATGTTCACTTGGCCACTCCCAGCGGTCTGTCCGCTCCGGTCCCGAGGTAGGTCTTGCCGATCCTGCCGGTCCTGCCGGTCCTGTCGGTCCTGTCGCCGTGCATGTAGTTCTCGGGACCGCGCGGCCGCGCCGAAAGATACACCAGCCCGCGCTGTCCGTGGAGCGCGAGCGCCAAGGCGATGACCATGTCGTCGTGCTCGCCCTCGGGCGCCGAGTACGTCACGCGACCCCTGTCGGTGACCTCGTACTGGAAGGCGTCGAGCTCGCGGATGAGCTCGCCGTCGTCTGGGAAGGACACGTTGCCCTGCTGGATGGCGATGCGCAGCCCGTCGACGAGCTGGTGCTTGGAGGCCCCGCCCCCGGTGATGACGTACTCCTCGACCGGGAAGCCCGCGGTGGCGAGGTCGCGCGCGATGGGGTCGCCCACGCCGGTCGAGTCGATGACCAGGCGGCGGGCGTTGTACTTGAAGGCCATCTCGGCGATGCGCTGCTTCTGGAGCGGCCAGTCGCTCTGCATCCTGACCATATCGACCACTTCTCTGCGCCCGTTCATGGCCACCACGGCTGAGTGGTCCATCTTGCGCCCGAGGTCGATGCCGAGGCACATGTAGCCGTCCGCCTGCGCGGGCAGCCGGCGGATGCATCCCTGGACGGCACGGAACACGGCCGAGGCGTTGTCCACGATCTCGGCGTCGTACTCCTGGCGGAACCAGTCGGGGTGCATGTCTCTGCGCGCCTGCTCGATCTCGATGAGGGATGAATAGGGACTCTCGGCGGTGCGCCAGTGGAACGAGGCGTAGGCGGGGTCGTGGTCGGGGTTGGGGAAGTTCGCCTGAGGGTGTCCCGGCGGGAAGAGCTTGTGGCCTTTGAGCCACAGCTTCCACGACCAGTTGCGCCCCCGAGGGGTAGAGACGAAGATGACCGGGGCCTGCTTGACGTTGAGCATGGGCCGCAGCAGCAGCCAGGGAGCTTCCTTCCATAGCGCGAACTCGTCGCACACCAGCCCGTCGAGCTGCTCCGACACCAGCGAGTCCTTGCCGTCGGCCGACTTGATGACGATGCGCGAGCCGTTCCCCAGGAGGATGAGGCGCTGGCTCTCGTTGCTCTTCTCGATGACCTCCTTGGGCAGATGGGCGTTGAGGTCGCGCCAGGCCTTGTCCTTGACCTCGTAGTTCGCGGTGACCCACCACAGCACCCGCCCCGGATCCTCCATGGCCCACTGGCAGATCTCGGCCACGGCGGTGATGGACTTACCGCTCTGCCTCCCGGCGATGACGACCCGGAAGCGGGCCTCCGAAGAATGCACCCGCGCCTGCTTGCTCCATGGGGTGTAGAGAACGGCGGTCACGGCTTACATCACTCTGAAAGAGGTGGCCCAGGCCCTCTCATCCGCCAACTTCTCTCGGGCGTGGCGGCAGCGCGCGCAGCGGCAGGTGGGATGGTGGGCTATCGGCCTGCCGGTGGGGTGGGGTGCTCTGGGAGAGACCTTCGAGGGCGAGAAGGACCAGCAGCCATCGCAGATGAGCCCGACAGGCACCCAGCGGGTACGTTCCTTCCGCACATAAGCGGTGCGCTCGGTGCCGGCGCAGGAGGAGCTGTGCGGCATGTGTCTACGAAGTGTAGAACGGATGTGTAGAACAGTGTCTGATGTGTAGAACAGTGTCTACACGGGTCGCGGCGACGCAAAGCCTGTGAGGGGCTGGTTCGCACCGGTACCGTACCGGTGCTTTTGGGACACTATGCGCGCATATTTACCGTT